GTGTAGGACAAATAGAGTATTAATTCATGATGATATTAGTGATAGATTTTCAAGCAGAGGATTTGAAGATCCTTTTGTAGAAATTGAAGAGATTGATGCTATCGATACTCATGTTAGATACACCATTCAAATCGTAGATCCTGATACATATGATGCTCAAATAACAGAATTAGTGTTACAAACAACAACACTTGATTCTATCTTATTTGAAAAATATACTGCATATACAAATGAATTGCTTGGCGAATTTAGTGCAAATGTAGATGATTCTGGAAGAAAAACTTTAATATTTACACCAACCAATAGATTTACCAGAGACCACGACATAAAGGTTTTGAAAAAAACTTTTGCCGCAAATGAAACAGGAACGGGAATTGGGACTAATACATTTGGATCTATTAATTTAATAGGATCCAATATTATTGGAATTTCTAGTGTTGGAACAGCAAATAGTATAAGAACTCTTGCCCAATTTTCAAGTGCTAATTTTAATGGATTATTTGCAAATATTGAGGTTACAAATAATTTAAGCAAACAAATTAATTATATTGAGGCTGCACTGGACTTTGATGGTTCGAACACATATTTAAGTGAATATTATTTCGATACACAAACTCAATCATACAGTTCTTCTTCGATTGGTCTTGTGACTGCCATCTATGATTCAACGGCAGGTATTGTATCATTTAGAGTTCAGAACGAAGAAAATAATCTGATAGATGTTAGAGCAAGTATTGTAGGATTTGCTGCAACTAGTTCCGGTATTGGAACTTATAGATTTTTAGTTAATGGTCAACCTGCTGGATCTGAAAGAAGTGTTAAGTTGGAATCGACAGTTGGTGTTGGTACAACATCTGTCATGGTCGGAACATTTGATTTGAGTTTAATATCATCAGTTTCATCTATTGTGAGAGTTTCTTCTGGAAGTAGTTCTGCAATTCATCAGGTTTCAATTTTAAATGATACTGCCAATACTATTGTTGTTCCTGGACCATTTTCACCAGCAAATAATGTAACTGGTCTCGGAACTTTTGGTGGAGAACTTGTAGGGGATAAATTCAATCTCAATTTCTACCCAGATTCTTCAAGTTCAAATACAAGAATCCAAGGGTTTAATGAAGTCCTTTATACTTATAGTGATTTTGATAATGCTCCAGCGGCATTGACATATGGAAAATCAACTCAATCTGTGTTCCTTTCGGCATATGATAGTATAAACGGTACAAGAGCCAATAAAGTTAATTTCACTTTAAAGCACGAAGGAACTCCAATTTACAAAAAGACATTTGATCCAACAGACACTGCTACTCTTAATTTTGCAACTGGTGTCTTCACTATCAGAAATCATTTCTTTAATACTGGTGAAGAATTAGTTTATACACCAAAGTCAACATTTATTGGCGTTGGGCAGAGTGCGATGGGTATTGGCGCAACTGCAAATTATCTTGGAATCGTTACAAATAGATTACCAAATGTAATATATCCAATTGCACTTACACCAGATACATTTAAATTATCAACTCAAAAATCATATGCATTATTAGGAATTGGGGTAACATTTACATCTGCTGGACTTGGTAATGCTCATGAATTGGAAATGAGCAAAAAACTATCTAAGAGTGTTATTTCTCTTGATGGTATTGTTCAACAACCAATTACGTTTACTCCAATATCACATACACTTCAATACAATAGTGGATCTATTAGTGCAGGAATTGCTACATTTAATCTTAGTGGCATTTCTTCCATACAACCAAGAGATATTATAAAAATTGATAATGAATATATGAAGGTTGTTGAAGTTGGAGTAAGTTCAAATACTGGCGGAAATATTACTGGTATTATTAATTCAAGTGGAATTGCAACTTTCCCAACTGTTTCTGTTGTTAGAGCATCTGCTGGTAGCACTGCTACTACACATAATGACGGTTCAAGAGTTCAGGTTTACCGAGGATCTTTCAACATTGTTGGAACAGAAATTTGGTTTGTAGATCCTCCCAAAGGAAACACAAGAGCAAGGAGAGACGCAAGTAATCTTCCTTATGTAAGAGCACAATATGCAGGAAGAACATTCCTAAGATCAAATTATGACACCAACATGGTGTTTGATGATGTCTCAGATCAATTTACTGGAATTGGAAAAACATATACAATGACTGTTGAAGGAATTAATACAACAGGAGTTTCTATTGGTAACGGAATATTGTTCATCAATGGAGTATTCCAAACTCCAACAACGATTAATAATGCTGGAAATAATTATGAATTTGAAAATTCTGTTGGAATATCCAGTGTTGTGTTTACGGGGATTACTTCAACAGATGGAACTTATATTAAGTCTGATTTTGATATCAATCAAAATCAACTTCCAAGAGGTGGTCTAATTGTTTCTCTTGGATCTACACCAGGATTGGGATATGCTCCGTTAGTTGGTGCAAAGGTAAGAGCAGTATTAAGTGGATTTGGAACTGTTACTAGTATAACAGGTATATCTCATACAGGTCCTGGACAATCAATTAGTACAGCATTATATAATAATCAAACAGGTATCATTGAAATAACAACAGGAACTGATCACGGTTTTGTTGGTGGTGATAGAATTAAATTGGTTGGATTAGGATTTACTTGCCCATCTGGCGCAGGAATTGTATCTTATTTTCCTTCACGAGGTTTGGATTATTCTTATGATATTGTTAATATTATTTCTTCCAAATCATTTACAGCAAACGTTGGAACTAGCACGTTACCACATAGTTATATTGGTTTTGGTACAGTATTCCCTTGGTATGATTTGAATTATGGTTCTGGGTATAGGGGAACTGTTTCAATAGGTATTACAGACCCCAACCATACAGGTACAGCAGCAACAATTACGGCAACCGTTGGTGCTGGTGGGTCATTATCATTCTCTGTTGTTAGTGGCGGATCTAGCTATGTGGATCCATATATTAGTATACCAGAACCAATATATGAGAATTTACCAGTTGTTGGAGTTTCTAGGGTTGGTGTTGGATCAACAACTCAGACTGGATCTAATTTACTTATGAATGTTAAAATTGGACCATCACCATCGACTGTTGGAATTGGTTCAACACTATTCATTGTCGAATCTTTCCAAATATCAAGACCGGGATATGCATTCCAGGTTGGAGACATATTTAAACCAATTGGTCTTGTTACTGCAAAAGATTATTCACAACCATTGCAAGAGTTCCAACTTGAAGTTGTTGAAACATTCCAAGATTTCTTCTCATCTTGGTCATTTGGAGAAATGAACTACATTGACAGTATTTCTACTTTACAAAATGGCAGTAGAACAAGATTTCCACTTTATTATAATGGACAATTACTAAGTTTCGAAATTGACCAAAGTAATCCTCTTTCGGGTGCAATTAATCTTGATGCTGTTCTCTTAATCTTTGTAAATGGCGTAATACAAGAACCATCTTATGCATATAGATTCTTTGGTGGAACATCATTTGAATTCACAGAACCACCAAAATCATCAGATAAGGTTGATATTTTCTTCTATATTGGACAAAACGGAGTTGATATTTCATTAATTGATGTTAATGAAACAATTAAGATTGGTGATGATGTATTTGTCAGAAAAAATCCATTCTATCCATCAATATCAGAGCAAGAAAGAGATAGAACAATCGTCGATATTACTGGGTCAGATACTATTGAAACTGACATATATGTTGGAACGGGTATTAATGAATCTACATACAGACCAATAGAATGGATTAAACAAAAAACAGACAAGTATCTTAAGGGTGATGTAATTTACAAAACACGTGATTCTTTAGAACCTTATGTTTATCCAACTGCTAAAATTATTGGTGATATTACAACAGGATCTCCCAATATTTTTGTTGATAATGCACAATTCTTTAATTATGAAGAAGATAATTATGGAATCAGTATAACTTCTGTTGATGGATTAATAGTTCAAGGAACAGATCTAGTTGCTGCTGCATTTACTGCAACTGTTTCAGCAGCTGGAACTATTTCTGCAATTACAATTACAAATCCAGGAATTGGATATTCGACAAATGTTCCTATTAAAATTTCCAACCCAATAGTTGGCATTTCAACATTTGTATTGGATGATTATGGACTTGGTTCTGGAATTGGAATTGGAACAACTGCAACTGCTATCGCCAACGTTTCTGGTGGACAAGTTATTTCAGTAACAATCACAAATCCAGGATTTGGATATACTGTTGCACCAAAACTCATTGTCGAAGTTCCACCAGTAACAACTGAAAAAATTACAGGTATAGCAAATGTTCAAGGATTTAGTGGTATTATTACTGGTATCACTACAACAACAGGAACTGGTGGACATCCATTAGCATTAAAAATTAATTTCAGAGCAAATGCTTCTGACGCTAACGACTTACAATCTGGATATCCAATATTAGTGTACAATACAACTATTGGAACTGGTGTTACGTCTGTTAATAATGGTAATACATCTGTTGTTGGAATTGGTACTAGTTTCTTAGATAATGTTTATATTGTAAACTCAAAAACTAATTCTGGACCTAATGCTGAAATAATTTGTAATATAAAAACTGATAGTAATGTTGTTGGAATTGCAACAACTGGATCTATTACATTACCTTTGGGAAATATTTCTTGGGGAAGATTATATAACTTTACCACTAGAACAAATCCAATTTCTATTGGAGTTACTGGACTAGTAGTAGATTCTGGACTATCAACATTCCCAACTATCCAGAGAAGAACATTTGGGTTAAGAAATAGTGGTGCAATTAGAAAACTTTCTAACTTGTAAACATAGGATATAAATACATAAAAACGTTTAACAATGTCAGCACTTGTTACTGATCAATTTAGGATTTTGAATGCTAGTAATTTTGTAGATTCTGTCGAATCCACAAATAATTCATATTATATTGTCGTTGGATTGCCAAATCCATCTGCAGTGGGTTTTGGTAGATCTACAACTTGGAATACCAATCCTCCGTCTCCGATAGATAATTTTTCATATGTAGATCATTATGCTGATACCATTTTGTATGGTAAGAGGATAACATCTACAAATATTAGAAGAATAATCAGAAGAATAGATTGGACTGCAGGAAGTAAATATGAAATGTATAGAAATGATTATAGTATTCTTAATCCAAGTCCATTAACAAACTCATCTAGATTATATGATGCTAATTACTATGTAATGAATAGTGATTATAGAGTTTATATCTGTATTGAAAATGGGTCTAGTGGAGCAAATCCAAAGGGTAATGTTTCACAAGATGAACCAACATTTACTGACTTGGAACCATCGAGAGCTGGAGATAGTGGAGATGGATACGTTTGGAAATACTTATTTACAATTTCCCCGAGTGACATTGTTAAATTTGATTCAACAGAATATATAACAGTTCCAAACAGTTGGTTAACGTCTACTGATTCTCAAATACTGGCAATTAGAGAATCCGCAGATTCTACTGTAAATAATAATCAAATTAAAACGGTATACATTGAAAAATCTGGTGCAAATTATTCAAATGGATTAGGTCAAGAGTTTAATATTCTTGGTGATGGTACTGATGGCAGAGTTAGAGTGGATGTTGAAGGTGGAAAAATAACAAACACTGTCGTTACATCTGGTGGAAAAAATTACAGTTATGGGTTAGTTGATCTTGGATCAATTAATTTAAATTCTACTGGAACTAGTGCAAAATTAGTTCCTATAATTCCACCTTCAAGGGGACATGGTTATGATGTCTATACAGAATTGGGTACTGATAAAGTTTTGGTTTATGCAAGATTTGATGATTCTACAAAAGATTTTCCAATAGACACTAGTTTTGCACAAGTCTCTATTATAAAAAATCCAACAACGTTTGGATCTTCGACAGTATATGCGGATAACAGTTTTACTGGATTATATTCATTATTATTTTCAACGATTACTGGCACTCCAACGGTGGGTGAAAAAATTGAGCAAGTGGTTGCCAGTGGATCTGGTAAAGCAGTAGGATATGTTGCTTCCTGGGATAGTGAGGCAAAGGTATTAAAATATTTTGTAGATCGTTCTTTATATTACAATCAAACTACGTATGATCAACAAGATTATGTTGGTATTTCTACCAATGGTAGATTGTACCCATTTGAGTCATCTGCAAATCAGGTAATTGGAAAATCCTCTGGATTTTCAGCTTCAATATTTACTGGGTTTTCAGGTATTTCAACAAACCCAACAGGAACAAAATTAATTAATTTAGGTGTTAACTTTACTTCTGGGTTAGCAACTCCTGAAATAAATAAAGGATCGGGAGATGTAATTTATCTTGATAACAGACCTACGATCAGTAGGAGTGCCCGCCAAAAAGAAGACATCAAAATAGTACTGGAATTTTAAAAAATGCCACAAAAGACTAATCTCAATGTAAGTCCTTATTATGATGATTTTGATAAGGCAGACAATTATTATAGAGTTCTTTTTAAACCTGGATATCCTGTTCAGGCAAGAGAACTAACAGGGTTACAGTCTATTTTACAAAATCAAATAGAATCTTTTGGAAGTCATATTTTTAAAGAAGGTTCTATGGTAATTCCGGGGGGAGTTACTTGTGATAATGCCTTTACGACCATTAAAGTAAATAATGATCACCTTGGTATTGATGTTACAGTCTATCTTGATGCACTAAAAAATGCTAACACTGGCAGAGGAACAAAAGTAAGAGGTCAAACCTCAGGTGTTGTTGGTACTATTAAGGGTTATCTTTTACCACCAGAAGAAGGTGTTGAGCAAATAACACTTTTTGTTAAGTACAACGAAGGTGCGGATGATGGTGAAGGAGTAGAATTTGTAGATGGTGAGATATTAATACTTGAAGAAAATGTAACATATGGAAATACAACTCTGAATAGTGGAGATACTATTTTAACTCTTATCACTACTAATGCAACTGCTACTGGATATGCGGTTGGTGTTTCAAAAGGGGTATATTTTATTAGGGGTACTTTTATCGATGTACCAAACACCCAAATTATACTAGATCCTTATAACAATGAACCATCATATAGAGTTGGTTTTGATATATTAGAAGAAATCATCTCCTCAGATGATGATGTAGATTTAAATGATAATGCAAAAGGATTTACTAACTATGCTGCACCTGGTGCTGATAGACTGAAAATTAGTGTAAAACTGACTAAAAAGCAACTATTAGATTTTAATGATACAAACTTTGTAGAATTAGTTAAGGTTGATCAAGGTAAAATTAAAAAGTTACAAAATAAATCAGAATATAGTGTAATTAAAGATTATTTTGCTAAAAGAACTTTTGAAGAATCTGGCAACTATGCTATAAATCCATTTACAATATCAGTTGCAGATTCCTTAAATAATGAGACTGGTAATGGTGGACTTTATATTGAAGGGCAAAGAACGGAGCAAGGTAACCTTCCAAATAATGACTTAATGTGCGTTAAGGTATCTGCGGGAACAGCATATGTCAAAGGATTTGATATTGATTTAGTTGGTGGCGCAGTAGTTGATGTTCCCAAACCAAGAACAACTAAAAAAGTTGATGGTGCATTAGTTCCATTTGGAATGGGTAGCCTTTTAAAAGTTAATAATGTACATGGAGTTCCATATTTAAATATTGGTGCATCTCAAAGTGGTGCCCAAACGACACAAGCAAATATTATAGAACTTTACAATAGAAGAAGAGATGCTTCTGGTGATGGTCCTGGAACTGCTGGTGGTGGTGGAACTAAGATTGGTGAGGCAAGAGTTTATTGGTATGGTGTATCTGATGCCTCATATACTGGAGACAGTACAACTTGGGATCTATATCTATTTGATGTTCAAACTTATACAACACTATATCTGGCGAAAGAGTATACTACAACAGAAGTACCTTTAACTTCAATTATAAGAGGTTTATCTAGTGGTGCAACAGGATACCTT